TATTAAGTTACTATAGTATAGCACAAAAAATGACTATAGTCAATACCTTTGACACCAATTTGAAAATATTGGTACAATGAGGCTAAAGTAATGGTAATCAAGAACAATCAGGAACGAATAATCGATAACCAAATATGTAATGATTCCCCATATAAAAAGGAAACATAATGCCTAATGGTACTATTCTAACTAAACAACAAGAAGATTACTCCCTCTTTATATATCAGGGCATGAGTCAACATGATGCTTACAAAGCTTCTCACGACTGCAAAGCCCTGTCTCTAAAGAGTATTGATTCTAACGCTTCCCGATTGGCTAATACTAGCAAGATAAAGGCTCGGGTTGAGGCTTTAAGGACTCCAAAAAGGAAGGAGATTAGAGGCACGGTGGAGAAACGTGAAGAGATACTATCAGACATCTTTGAAGATGAAAAGGTATATCCCACTCACAGGATGACAGCTATAGACATTCGTAATAAGATGGACGGTATCTACAAGCAGGAGGTCAGCCTGCCGGTGGATGAGTTAAGCGAAGCGTTTGTATTCAGCCTGTTCTCAAGGATGCAGGCTAACAGGAAGCAGTTACAGGAGGGAGTAGATGAATCAGAAGGAAGCAGCCAAGATAAGGAAGCAGAACCAGAGAAAGCGTGACAAAGAAAAGATGTCACACCCTGAGAATGTCACACTTTTAGGGGAAAATGTCACACCGTCTCAGTCTCAGGATGTCACGCCCGATGTCACACTATATCGGTATGTTGATGGAGAAAAGGAAATACTAAGGGAAGTACCGGAAGGTTACCAGGTGTTATCTGATGGTCAGGTCTGGGAGCCTTTAAAGGAAGCAAGGAAGGTCAAACTAACGGGTCGAGCGTTGCAGTACAGGTTGAACGAACTAGGCCAGTCGGTCAAAGAGATAGACTCGGAGACAGGTGCCAGGCTAATGATGGTATGCAAGTCATTAAAGAACCATAACCAGTTAGATAGTGTCAGGTACGGTGTCCAGGGACCAACAATGGGAACAGTAGGGGAATCTCTTATACCAGCCGGTTAAACGCCCAGAATCAAGCTACAAGCTGTTAGAAGGGATTATAATGCCACTAAGTAAGGAAAGGCAACGGGAATGGATGAAGGAATACAGGAAACGGAGTAAGACCGTTATACCTAGCGTTATACCTAATCCATATCTCTCAGCTCATCTTAAAGTATGCCCTGAATACAACGTTAATAAGTCTGGTAACCACTTTGAGCATTGTCCGTACATTGACCCCTTGCTGAGACTTCAAGCAACCTAATCCTCTACCTTGACATTACCATCACCAACAACACTATCAACTACCACCCAACCATACATTAGGAACAGGAAGGAGGAAAGAGTAAGATACCCCAACAAAACGCAGAATATAAAATAGGGGTTAGTTAACATAACAGAGGATAGGAAAAATAAATGTACTGTGATGGATGTAGAATAAAAGCAGGGGGGTTGGAGAGTCATATGGAGTTTCGGGAGAAGAATATCTGTTCTTTTTGCAGGAATCGCTGGCAGAAGATGGAAGAAAAGGTAGGCAGGGAGATAAATTTCGAAGAATTTAGTGGTTTGGATTATATGACTTTGAAAGAATTAATCTCGGATTAACTTAGGAAGAGGAGGAAGTTTTAAAATAGGGGAGAGAAATGGTAAAAGTAGGCAATAAGGGCTTAAGGATGTCCAGTGGTAAGGTAAGGCATTTCGCATCTCAGAAAAAGAGGGATAATTTTGAGAAAGTAGCGAGAGCTGTGAAGCACGGATTTAAGCCAACAAAGAAGCGGTGATGATTGAATAAAGAAGAAAAGATACGCGAACTGGAACTGATAAACGAAGATTTCACCCTTTTTCTGAAGTACGTTAAGATTCAGGAGCCCGGGGAATTGGCGGTAGAGTGGGTATTCTGGCCACATTTATTAGATTTTATTAATCAATTGGGGGAAAATAACCTGATAGATTTAATAAAGTCGAAGCAGATAGGGATATCGTGGATTTTAGCGGCTTACGCTTTATGGAAGATATATACAATACCTGGCTGGAATGTCCTTGAGCTGTCGAAGGGTTTGGACGAAGCCAAGAAACTCTTGGACAAGTCGCGGATAATCTATAATAATCTCCCTGACTGGATGCTGGTTTTTGATGTCTTGCCTGATTCGGCGCACCAGTTTGGGTTTAAAAAGATGAAGAGTGTTATTACGGCGTTTCCTTCTACCGAGACTGCGGGAATAGGTGAGACGGCTGGTACGGTAATCCACGATGAGTCGGACTTCCACGAATTTTATGAGGTTAATCTTTCTCATACCCGTGCAACCGTAGCGGACAGTAAGGAAAGGCAGCTTATTTCAGTTTCAACGGTAGATAAGACAAAACCTGACAGCTACTTTAAGAACCATTGGAAGGACGCTGATGCTGGTAAGAACGGCTTTAAGGCCTTATTTTATGGTTGGGATGTCAGACCCAACAGGGATGATGAATGGTATCAGGTTATCGTTAAGGAAAATGAAGAAAGACCCTGGGTAGTTAAAGGGAACTATCCAAAAACAGCGAAGGAGGCCCTTGAGCCTCTGTCTGCGATTTCCTGTTTCAATGCCGATGTTATGACAAGGATGTGGGATGACGCTTCTTACGGCGAGACAGAGAAAGGGTTTATCCATATCTTCTGCCCCTTTGTTGTCGGAACACATTATTCAGCGGGGATAGATGTTGGCGAAGGCGTTGGGCTGGATTATTCGGTATTTAATATAGTTGGCAAGCAAGGACTGATGTCAGAAGTAGCTGCCGTGATTTATTCAAATAGTATAGGTACTGACGCTTTTGCATATGAGTGTTACCAGTTAGGTGAAAAGTACGGTTTCCCTCGTCTTGTTGTTGATAATATCGGGATAGGTCGAGCCGTTATAGATAAACTTATAGAACTCGGCTATCCCAATCTTTATTATACAAAGAACGATAAGGGTGAGAACAAAAAGTGCGGTTGGGCACTGACCAGACCGAATAAACGGGAACTGGTTGTCAAGCTGGTTGAAAGGGTAAATAACGGTAGTTTGATTACTGGGTTCAAGCCTCAAGTTCAGGAGATGATGGAATATCAGTGGATAAACGGATACCCCGAACCTGTCGGTAAAACCCACGGCGATACCGTTATAAGTTTGATGTTTGCCAATATCATTTTAGATGACGTGGGACCGTTAGAGGAAGCCTCAATGTGGATTGGCGGAAAACAGATTTTTTAGTTGATATAAGGGATATGTGTAAGATATGAGTGAAACTAGTGAAACTGCTGAAGATATAACAAATAAAGTAACCAGTAAAGAAGCGGATGATAAACCCGTCTTTGACAGGATGGACAATGATTATAAGATGTGGGACTTACAGTCCAACTATGGTATTTTAAATGACGTTACCAACGTATCATCTGTGCCAAAATCCCGCGACAGCGATGTAAATATCGTCTCAAATAAACCACGTACCTTTTCTGACCAAGTCCAGTCAACCCTATCTGACGCCGAAATGCAGATTATGGTTCGCATGGTAGAAAAGGAAGGGGAAGATTTAAGGGACGATATCGCTAATCTGGAACGGTTGTTCCATTTCGCTCTTGAAATGACGGACAGAAGGTTGCGTAAAATGCTTTTACCAACCTTCAAGGAATCGTCCATCTGGTATTCGTTAGTCAGGGGTTGGCTCGTTGGTAGCGTGGTGATATTTAAAAAGAATAATGGGGATGTGATATTCGATATCAGGTCTCTTGATAGAAGGTGGCTTACTTATGGAATCGGTGCTGATGGAATCAATTGGTCTTCCTATAAAACCTTTATGTCAGGAGCTTCTTTAAAGGATGAATGGGATTATGGAGATGGGAAAGAGAAAGATAATGCGGTTATTGACCATTGGAAACACGAAGCAGATGGAAGGTTTAGAAATTCCGTAATCGTTGATAATAAGTTTCTTAAAAAACCGACTGTTCATAAACTCCGTTCCTTCCCGTTAATCATTGTGCCAGTAGCTACCCGTCCTCCGGTGGTTGCTCCTGAATCTACTACAAATACGAAAACCAGTGAAGTAGCTGGCTACGGTGAAAGCATATTCGCCCCACTGAGGTCGATAAATAAGATCAGAAACAATTTTGCCTCTATCGCAGCTACCCACGCCAACTTGCTTGCCAAACAACCTATGATTAATTACTATGGTGCAAAAGGTCAGAAACTAAAAACCACCGCTTACTTAGCCGAAATGGTGCTTAATTTACCAAGAGGAGAGAATGAGTTAAGGCCTGCACCAATGGCAGAACTCTCCCCAACTGTTGTGAATCTTCTTAACTTCCTCAGTGCTGAGGTAGAAGAAGCAACATTACCCATTATCCCTATTGGCTCACCTGCACCCTCCGGGACACTTTATAACCTTGTTCAAGAAGCAGGAAACAAGATATTCAACCCGCAGTTGAAGAACCAGGTCTATTTTTATGAAGAGATATGCCGCCAGGTTGAAGAACAACTGATAGACGGCAATATAACAGTCGATGTCAAGCACGAAGAAAAGAAAAAATACTACGAGGTAAAGGTAAAACCTGTTGACCTGAAGAAACCTCACTTTATAAAGGTTGAGATTACGGCCAGAACACCGTGGACCCAGTTTGATACCTACCAGATTGCCGATATGGCAAAGAGGTTGGGTTTACCCGATGCCTTTATCCACGAATTTATCCTCAAACTCCCCGACCCGAAGGAAATAGCTGATATGTCTGCCGTTGAACTAGCCTTACATTCACCTAATCTGGCAATGGTAACTGCCATCGAAGCATTGATGTTAAAAGGAAGAGTGGATGAAGCGGAGCAGGTGATGAGAGATTGGGCTAAACTTGCACAGCAAGAGGAAATGGCGATTGAAGCACAGGTAGTGGACACAAAGGCAACCGAAACACCTGCACCGCCTCCGCCGCCTGAAGAGGGTATATAGGAGGAGATTAGGAGGAGATATGGTAGATGGTTTTGGGGCAAGAAGTTCCTTTGAAGAAAAGAATTTAAGAAAAACAGAACCTTACGCTTCGCAAAGGCGCAGGGCTGGTTTGCATAGTTCGTTTCCCAGACCGGCACAGGCAAATACCTCTCAGCCTAATGCGAAACCACCGATGGTAGGATGGGGAATGAGTACGGCGGAATATTGGCAACGACAATTCCAAGATTACCTAAAGCGTAAAAGACCGACAGAAGGAATATAAGTGAAAAGATATGGATGAAGACTTTATTGCATGGCTGGAAGCTAATTATACACCTGAGCAAGTAGATAATATAGTCAATAACCATTTTGACTTTTACCACCATTATTATAGTGCGTTTATTGCTAAGACAGAACCGCTTACACCAAGTGGAGCCACTAGGTCGGCAGCAGGTGGAGAGCGTTTGTCACCCGAACAGTTTGGGGGAGAACCACTGAAAGAAGATGAAGGAGCACAACTCCGACAGCTATGGTCAGAATATCGTAGGAATGGTGGTGTCTTAACTTTTAATGAGTGGTTAGATTCGGGGCAGATGACCATTGCAGAAGAAACGGCTGCCAAAGCTTGGATTGATAGATTGGAGACTTCTCTACAACCACAAATACAAGCTGGTACTATGTCCCAAGAGGAAGCAGATTCACTTGTCACTGATATGGGAAATCAACTTTACGGGATAGATAC